CTGAGATCTGTACTCCAACTACATCACCGTATGATACTTGGACCCTGCAATCTACTTTAGTTGAATCGTCAACCGTGTTCGGAGCGATTTTCAACTTTTTCTCTTTTCTTCTAGCAACAGTAGCTGCGTTTCACTTTGGAGAAACTAAACTACGCACTGTAGTTTCTGATTCAGTTCGCTCATCATTGGTTGCGTCCGATGAAGAGCCACAGAGTGAATTCGCTGAAAAACCAATCTCTACAACTGCTTCTGCCGTGGCTAAAGCCGCCGGAACTTTGGAAATGGTGCCTATTTTGGCTCCATATGCTAAGGCTACCGAGATGGCCGCTAGCGTCGTAGCTGGAGTTGCTCGAGCTTTTGGTTTTTCGCGCCCTCAGAACGTAGAGAATATTGAAAAATATCGCTACTATTATGGGGAGTTTGCTACTACTAATACACATGAGCCTATACCACGTTTGGCTCTTGATGTTAAAGGGGAAATGACAGTTGATCCTAGAACTGTCGGGCTGGATGGCACAGATGAAATGTCATTTAAGTCTATTTTAGGTAAGGAAGTTGCTTTCCAGAAATTCGATTGGGCTGAAGGCTCTGCTCCAGGTACTACAATTGGAGACATAGCCGTCACTCCTATGCATGGTGATACTGACACTACCGTCACACCGGTAAGATTTGTGATGACTCCACAAGCTGGTGTCGCTTCACTTTTCCGTTATTGGTCAGGTACCATGATTTTTCGGTTTCAGGTTGTTGCTTCAGCCTTACATCGTGGTAAGATACGTGTTTCTTATGATCCAGTCGAGATGGGTGCTAGTAATGTGAACCAGGTATATTCACGCATCATAGATATTTCTGAGATGCGGGATTTTGAGGTCCCTATTAATTGGCATGCTCCCACTCCATTTCTGGAAGTTGAGAACAAGGCGATTCCGGCCAGTGGCCAGTGGAATTCAGCCACAACTCTCGCTACATTCGATCCCAGGTATAATAATGGTGTTTTGCGTTTGGAGGTTTTTACCCCCTTGCAATCACCTGATCCAGCCGCAGGAAATGATATCACCATTATTGCCCATGTGCGATGTGGTGATGATTTTAAATTCGGCAAGCCTTCAGCCTGGAGAACACGTGATTGGACTTATATCAGTAGTAATCTTGCAGTTGAACCGCAAAGTTTACTTGACGACGAAGTTCCGAATCAGGATAATGAACCGGTTACCGGTACTCCTCTTGAGAACATAGGCGCCGGTGAAGCTCCTGTTTCGGATAAGAGTCACTTAGTTTATTTTGGTGAAACTATAGAATCCATACGCACACTTCTTCGTAGGTATGCGTTTCATGACCAACATTCAACGGCTAGCAATGTTAGGCTACGAGCTACTCCAGCTTCGGGAACACCCCTTACGTTGCTGGAATTTGTGATGCCATGGTACGTTGGTTGGCGTGGTTCTTTGCGCTATAAAGGAGTTCGTTTGGGTAACGAGCGATGGGTGGTGTCAATAGGCGACGGTCTTTCCGGCGCTAGTTACACTGCCTTCAATTCCGCTGAAGCCGGTATGGCAGTTCAGGCTGACATTCCGGAATTCGAAGTTCCATTTTATAGCAGATATAGGTTCGCAATGTCTCAAGCAAATCAGGGTCTCGCGTCGGGCGCTATACAATCCTACGGAGAGCAGGACCCGAATGCCCAGCGTTACCAAGCTTTTTGCTTGAATCCTAC